GTTAAAAAGTATCCAAAGGGTGCAGCATTCTTGGCACCTAATGAAGGTAATTTTGATTTAGAAGCATATTCATATTTAGTTGATCAAGGTTTATTAAAGTCAAAGATTGTTGAAGATTTCTTTAAAGAAGGAATTGCAGCAGATCAGTATTTCTACTGGAGACAAGTTAAAAATATCCACGAAGAAAGATTAGATTCAGCTCAAACAGATGTAGAGAAAAGATATGAAAGATTAAAGTGGGAAACTTGGTCTAAGGATTTTAGAAAAGATAAACCACTTCTTAAAGAATATCTAGAAACTTTAGGCTCTGTTGATGAAAGAAAGAAAAACGCTATTACAGATATTCGTTCTATGATTCTTAATGGTGATATGCCTGATACCCCAACAGGTTCAGCAATTGCCAAAATGACTAGATACTATGACGACTTCGCAGCACAGTTTGATCAGATTCAAGGATCAACTGATGGTGAAAGAGCTTACAAGAAATACTTAAGACAACAAACATTGGAAAAGATGCTATCACTAGCTTTGGAAAATCCAAATGCAATGAGTGCATATAGAACTTTATTTGAACCACTGGTAGGAGAGTAATGGTATTCATCCCTAAAGATCCAAAAACAGATTATGACGAGTCTGGAGATAGCACCACTCTTAGTCCAGAAGATATTGCTGGTTTATTTGGCACATCTAAAACTTATTATAGATTACAACCAAAACCAACAGTAGTTCTTCAGGGACAAAGAGTATCTCCTGGATTTGATAGAATTGAAGTTACTCCAGCAGAGTTATTAAATACATATTTTAATCTACCAACTGATCAATTAATAGCTGTTCAAAGATCATTAATTGATTTAGGCGTTAAGGGTCTTAAAGATAATGGTAAATTAGATACTAAAGGTCAAATTGATGCTTATGCAAAAGGCATCAAATCAATATCAGATTCTTACGCAACTTTAATTGAAAATACCCCAGATGCTCTTTTAAGTAAAGTACCAGGGACACTTGAAATATTCTTGCAAAAAAGCGCTGTTGAAAATAAAGGTAAAGGACCTAGTGTCTATGACACAGTATACTTAACTACCCCTGAAGATGCTGTCCAAGAACTAAACCAGTTCTCAACAGACTATCTTGGAATGGCTGCTGACCCAGCAGATGCTCAAGAGTACGCTAAAAGACTTACTGCTTTAGAAAAGAAAAGTTTTCAACGCCAGACCACAAGTACTGTAGGTGGCAAACAAGTATCTACAATAACTAGAGGTGGCGTAGATCAAGCAGAAAAAGAAAAACTTGCACTAGACATCTTAGGTAGAAAAATTACAGTAGAAGGCATCAAAGATGTTGGTGGTTTAATTGGTTCTAATTTAGGTAGAATTACTAAGCTAGCTTCTGACTATGGTTTATCTTTACCTAACACAGATTTAAGACAATATGCTATTAACTCAGTTATGTCTAAGACTGGTTTAGATGATACAGCTTTAAAACTTAAAAATATGGCTAAAGGATTATTTCCTGTCCTTGCTCCTTTAATAGATCAAGACATTAGTCCTAGAGAGTTCTTAAGTCCATTTATCCAATTAAAGTCTCAAATCTTTGGCACTCCATCTACAGGTGTAGATATTACTAAAGATCAAGATTTAATTAGTGCTATGTCTGGAGATAAAATTCCATCATTAGTAGATTATGGTATTAAGTTACGTAATAAACCTGAGTATCCTTATACCCCACAAGCTCGTCAAGATGCTTCTGGTTTTGCACTTAAAATCCTACAAGATAATGGTTTCGCATAAATGGCAACTGATTATAAAAAGAATGCTCAAGAGGCTAAAGCAATTGCTAAAGCTAATCCTGCTGCAGCAAAAGTTATTGCTCAAGCAACTAAAACTGGTGAAGGTCTTAGCAATAATGAGTTAGCCTTTATTAGAAATAATGCATCTAAGATTACAGCTACAACAAATCCTGTAGCATTTCTTGGGACTTTACAATCAAGACTTGATGCCAATGCTGCTGCTGCTGCTGCTCCAACTGGTACTGGAACCACAACTACCACTACAGCCACTGCTCCAAACCCTTACGCTGAACAAAGAGAATTTGATCGCAAGAGTGCATTTGCAATATTAGAAGATACATTCAAACAATATAATCTAGAAACATTAGCTCCTGTAATTAAACAGTTTATGATTGAAGGAATTAGTGCTGAAGAAGCAAGCCTTCGTCTTCGTGATACTGATGTATATAAAAATAGATTTATAGGTAATCAAGGTCGTATTGCTAAAGGACTAGCAGTATACTCACCTAAAGAATACTTACAAGCTGAAGAAGTTTATCAAAACTTACTTAATGCAAATAACTTAAGTGGTCTTGCAAACAAGACAACTGTAGATAAATTGATTGCTGGTGCAGTATCTCCAGCAGAAACTCAAGACAGAATCAATAAAGTATTCAATAAGATTGATAATGCTTCTGCTGAAGTTAAAAATGAACTAGGTAGATACTTTAGCCAGTATGGATTTAATGATCCAAATATGCAACGTAATCAATTAGCAGAATCAATTCTATCTGGAGAAGATCCAGCAATGAAACTTGAATCTGGTATCCGTAAAGCTCAACTACGTGCTGGTGCTACTGCAGCTAAGTTCACATTGCCAGAACAAAGAGTTGAAACAATTGAAAGCTTATTACAACAAGCAGGTATTTCTGATACCTATGCAGCAGGTCAACAAGGTTTCCAAACCTTAGCAAAGATTGAACCTCAAGCACAAGCACTTTCCGAAAGATATCAGATGGAAGCAGCAACTCAAGAAGAACTTCAAAAAGAAGCATTTTTAGGTTTGAAATCTGAACGTAGAAAGAAATCCGAAGAAGCAGAGAAAGCAGCATTTAAAGGCTCTGCTGGCACAACACAAGTATCTTTAGGTCAACAGTCTAAAGGTAACTTCTAAAACCCCCTAGCAGGATCGACCAGCCCCTGCAGGCGTACAAGACTGGTAGCAAGAGCCACAATATTTTCCCCGATCTATTGTGAGGCTTGCGACTAACCAAAAGAAATGGGAGCGTTGCAATGAGCAACAATTATCAAGACTGGGAAGATGACGAAGATCAAGAACTGGATAACGATAGCCAGGAACCAAACGATCTCGTTAAAAAACTTCGCAAAGTAGATCGCGCAAAAGAAAAGCGAATCAAGGAACTAGAGTCCGAACTCGGACAACTACGTTCTGTGCAACGCGAAAGTACAATCAAATCAGTTTTGGAAAGCAAGGGTGTAAGCCCAAAGATAGCTAAATTCATTCCTTCCGATTTAGAATCAACCCCAGAAGCGGTTGACAATTGGATCAAGGAAAATGCAGACATTTTTGGATTAGTAGAAAAGCAAGAAGACAAAGGACCAGACTTGGCAACCTTACGTCAAATAGATGCTATTACTGCTAATGCTCAATCCCCTGCTGGTTTTGATGACACGATGCTTCGTATTGATCAAGCTTCTTCAGCCGAAGAAATTATCAATATGATTAATCAACAGTCATAATTTAAAACTACTAAACTAAGGAAATAACCGAAATGTCAACAGTATATACCGCATTATCAGGCGGCGCTGCAACGACAAACGGTGGTCTTGGTGGCGGTCAATATTCAAGTGCTTCTAACGTAGGAACCTTTACACCATCCAATGGTGCAGGTCTTGTACAAAAAGCATATGACCGTCTTGTTGAGTTTGCACTTCGCTCTCAACCATTACTCCGTTCAGTTGCTGACAAACGTCCAGCACGCCAATCAATGCCAGGCTCATCCGTTGTATTCCAAATTTACAGCGATATGTCCAAGGCAACAACTGCTCTATCAGAGCAAGTTGATCCAGATTCAGTAGCAATTGGTACACCAACTGCTGTAACCGTAACTCTTAACGAATACGGTAACGCAGTTCTAACCACTCGCAAACTGCAATTGATGTCATTAGCAGATGTTGATCCAGCGATTGCAAATATCGTTGCGTTCAATATGGCTGATTCCATTGACGAAATTGTTCAAACCGAACTTCGTGGTGGAACAAACGTTATCTACGCAAGCAACGCTTCAGGTACACGTGCAACAGCAACAACAAACGTTACTGGTGCTCACACCTTGAAAGCTGCAGACATCCGTCTAGCAGTTGCAAAATTGCGTGCAGGTAAAGCAGTTGCTCGTAAGGGCAGCCTATACTGGTGTGCAATACATCCAGAAGTTTCACACGATCTTCGTGCTGAAACAGGTTCTGCTTCTTGGAGATTACCTCACGAATACCAATCAAATGCCGAAATTTGGTCAGGAGAAATTGGAACATTCGAAGGTGCATACTTCATCGAATCACCACGCTTGTACAACGCCACCGATGGTGGTTCAAGTGCACGTGTGTTCCGTACATTACTAGCTGGTCAACAAGCACTTGCAGAAGCAGTTGCTGAAGAACCACACGTAGTTATCGGAAACGTAACCGACAAATTGATGCGCTTGCGCCCAATCGGTTGGTACGGCGTTCTAGGCTTCAAGCGTTATCGCGAAGAAGCACTATACCGCATCGAATCAAGCTCCAGCATTAACGCTGCGTAGTTAGATAAAATGTAATAGCCCCTGGGAAACTGGGGGCTATTCCTATTAGGAGACTCAATTGCCAAAATTCTTTCCACCAACAGTTGATGAAGGTCCAGCAGCTTTAGGATATTTCTTCTCACGCTACAAATTAACACGTGGTGTAAGTATTTTGAAAATTGGTTCTACTTACAAAAAGTACAGAACTCCATCTACAGATCAAATAGATGCTGCTAGCGAATACTATGCAGGGGGTCACGAATATGATGTTACGTCAAACCAAAAGACAGCACTTATTGCTGCTGGCATCGGCATTACTGAAAGTAACTTTGAAGGATGATAAACAACATTCTTATAATGGGTGCAACTGCAAGCGCAATTGCTTCTGTGTTTTTTGTGATTGCTCCAACAGTTCGAAAGACTCGTTCTATGATGGAATGGTTGGAAAAGTTTCGCCGAGATTGGGAAGGCGAAGAAGCATCCCCTGGTAGGGACAAGGTACCTGGTGTGATGGAAAGACTTAACAGACTTGACGGTGAGCTAAGCAATAATGGTGGCTCTTCAATAAAAGATGCTATTGAAAGAATTGAAAAGAGTTTAGGGACAAAATGACTTTACATCAATTAAGAACACATCCTGAATATGTTGAAGGATGCTTTGGTTGCAAAGCAACCACAGTAGATTTGAATCCAGGAGAGGCTTCCACTCGCCTTACAATGTCAGCTAAGAAGTGGGACAATGAACTTGCGCTATATCGTCAGGCTAGGTCTCAGGGTATTCAACCTGATACTACTAAGACTAAGGATATACGTAAGGCAATAGATATATCAAACAAAACTGGTCGAGCATATGGAGCATAAATAATGTACGGACAAAAGAAATCAATGAAGAAAATGTCAGGCAAAGTAATGAAGAATGATGCAAAAAAAATGTCAGCTAAGAAAATCGCTAAAGTGAAGAAAATGGGAAAGAAGAAATAATATGTGCGCAACTTGTGGATGTAATTATCCTAATCTAGATCACGCTATGGCTAATGCTATGGGCAATAACCCAATGGGTATGCCTATTGCACCAAAGCCATCTAGCATTGTTAAAGCAACACCTAAGAAACCAAAGAAGTAATTATGAAGCCAAAAGACTCACGTTTAAAAAGTGCTGGAGTCTCTGGCTACAACAGACCAAAGCGGACCCCTAGCCATCCTACTAAGTCACACGTTGTTGTGGCTAAGTCTGGTTCACAGGTTAAGACAATCCGCTTTGGACAACAAGGTGTAACTGGGGACAGAAAACCTACAGCACGTCAAAAATCTTTTAAAGCAAGACACGCAAAAAATATTGCTAAAGGCAAAATGTCTGCAGCGTACTGGGCGAATAAGGTGAAGTGGTGAAACAAAAAGCATTTTGGGATAAGAAGAACCCTAAGAAAACTTCTAAGAAATTAACACCAGCACAGATCAAAAGTGCTAA